CAGGGAGGACCCCCTAAGGGGTCTTTCAACACTTTCAACGAGACGATGGAAGTGGTGGGCTGAAAGGGGTGCCACCCCATATCCACGAGACGTCTAATTCACTCTCGGGCTTCCTCCTCTTGAGCCGTTGTTAGGACTGTGAGGTCTGCTGGATCGAGACTGTTGTCGCGGTACCGTTGGCATAGGTCGCATTTGTAGGCCAGAGCGTTGTTCAAGTTGCCTAAATGGTCCAGAGTCGGGCCATCGGCCCGCAGCGGCGCTAGTGGGGACAGGCTGTGCATAAGCCTCCAATGTTTGGCGGCTTTGGTTGTTTTGGCCAGAAGCATGGGTAAGTCGCGGTCCTTGCCCCCCATGTTGATTCGATGGGGGTCGAAGAGGCGTAGCCTGTCTATATACAGGTACGTTGGTATGCGAAGTCCATCTTTCAGGATTACCCATGTTGCGGTCGTTGCTTGGCTGTCCCTGTAGTGCTGCTCCGGGTCGGGCAACAAATCGAGGTTGGTGCTGGCTTCCATGTCTACTCTGAGAAGAGGTGGGAGCTGGTTCGTGCTGTAAAGCGCGGTTTTCGGGTCGAGGTGCAGGAAACGGGTTCCGCGTAGAAAGCGTTTGTATATTTCCATTTACCGTCCGAGTGGACGACGGGCCAGGCGGCAATAGGAGCTCACCCTGTACGGCGACGGGGATCTCAACGGCAACCTTCAAGAAATCAGTGAAGGCGTCGCGAGGGAATAAGTTTACGTCGCGGCCCGCGTCCAGCATAGCGGCAGACACAGTACAACAATGAGATATGTCAGTGCCCAACTGTTCAGCGGCAAAACTCCAAGAGAGGGGATCGTGCGGACCATAGAGGGGAAAAGCGGATCCAGGATCCTTCTCCCGAGCCCACCAAGAATCGATGTTGGCGAGCAGGGGTTCCCATTTCTCAAATTGGTCTTGAAATTTCCCAAACAGGCTTACAATCATAAAAGCCCATTGGGACACGATCGGAGTGGTGGAGTCAGTCACTAGCAAGCCAACAGCCTTACGTAATACGGCCACTTCATCAGGGACGTCACGTGGGGCGGATGTAATATGGAGCTTGCGAACTTGTCGAGCGATGTCAATGACAGAACGAGGTGATGTTGCTGGGTCAAGGAATACACGGCCCAGAAAGGGCAACGGTTCTACGGGAGCACGCTTTTCGACCTTAAGCACGTGTCCCATCCTTTGCGTTATCCGTTTGATGGTGGCGATCGGAACATCGGCCACAGCGCCATCATCGCCACCCACAATAGCTTTCTCCTCAAGGAACTTCACGGTGGCATCATGGTCCATGTTGGATTCGCGGAGAGTAACATACAACATGAAGAGATTCTCCATGCTATTGAACTCCGACGTGTCCCCAAACCCAGACGGCCTAGACCATTTGGTGTTATAAGAGACGCCATGTTGTGTAATTCCACGAGCGAAATAGATTGAGGAAAACAATTCATCCCACTCAGCGTGGTACTGCAAAGCGAAATGGCGACGTCCAATCATGTTGTCGAGTTGGGCGAGACCTTCGCTATGAGTACCATCCCAAGCAGAATAATCGGTGTTAAGCATGTGGGTGGCGGTTTTGGCGATGTGGTGGATGCGCTCGGCTATATCCACAGGTTTCTTAGAAAACGCGTACCATGGGCGGGATTTCAAGTGAGCGTTCTTGATGGAATAAATAAAACTGCCGTAGCGTGTGCGGTGGTCAGGGTTGGCTGGGGAAATATTACGTGGCGCGGCAAATTTCGCATATACTTCAACCTTCTGAAAGGCTTTAACTATGTTACGATGCATGAAGGATGTTAAGGAAGCAGCTTTCCAACCAGCGAGCTGTGTAGGCCGCGATTGTAGCTCTGAAACCTCGTCGTAACTAAGGGGAACACCCGTATGCATAGCACTATCAGGCACTATGTACCGGGCGAACTCAGATGCGTAGTTGTAAAAGACTTTAGGCCAAATCTTCGTATTCGTCTGTTCACGAACCCTCAACTCAAGGGTAGCATTATCGTTGTTAAAAGAACGGACAGGCAAGACACCAGCGTTCGCAAGTGGGGGAAAAACCTGCCGTCCGGCGGGCACTCCATCCTCAGTCACGAGTGGGTACAGTGTCTGATATGCTTTCTCAGGTGCAACAGTACAAGTATTAGTTTGGATTTTAGTCTCAGGCATCAAGGCCAATTCATCGAAGATGTCAGCAATGGATGTTGCTATGCTCACGGGTGACTCAACTTTATACTCTCGCAAGATGCGCTCGATCGAAGCGATGCGCCCGGCTGTATCCGCCTTGCAGCGAACAAGTATGGCATGTAACACATCAGAGGGAAGATAGATATCATGGTACCACCCATTAGCAGCAGCCGAAACCATAAGCTTCGGGAGTGGGTGTGTCCAAGTGATGACCTCCTTCCCATCGACAGTGTCAATGCTCTTTACTTTCTCAGAGCTGCTTAAAGACCTAATTACGTGAATGTCCCGTATGGAAGGAAAGAAGTACCCCAAAAGGTTCTTCTTGAGTGTCGTGGCAATATGCCATATGGCTCGACGCTCCATTCTAGGTCCAGGCACAAACCAGGCGATTGGGCCCCAAATCCTGCGAGCAGGAAACAGGCCCACTATCCGTCGGTGTTGTTCGTTGGTCTTAACGGATTCGATCTTGTAGAGCATACTTCCCCACCAATAGTCAAACATGACACTATCGGCAGAATAATCCCAGAGTTGGTGGTGGTACGTCGCTCCCCCATTAATTGTCATCGCAACGCCATCGCCGTTCTCAAGGCGGAAAACTCCTTCGTTCACAGAGCCAGCAACACGATCAGGAACAAACGTGTACATGACCATGGGTAGGCCACGCTTCGCATATTTCCTCAACTCAACATAGTAATCCGTATCCACGAATTTTAAAATGTGCTTTGAGGTAATTTTGTCCTTTCGAAATTTCATGGCGAGATCTTTGGTAAACCACATCTCGCGAATCCCATCGTTGCCCCGGCCAACATCCCTTTCAGCCATAGAAATGGAGTAGGGAATGAAGCCGGCGTTTTCAATGAGACGGTCGAGTGCGATATTAACCATCGTGCGGTCGTGTGCGGCTAGGGGGTGCGAGTGGCCTGTGCCCCCCCCAAGGAACTTAGGAATTGTGATTTGGCGGAATTCTTTTCTGAGCGTATCGGGCATCACTTCGCCGGCAAACCAATCCAGGATAATACCGTTAAAGATCCACAACTTCGATTGCCCATAAGCCAAAATCATGCGTTGGAAGGCCAGTCGGACGGCCGTAATAAAGGGGACTGCGGTTAGCTGTCGGAAATAACGCAAAAAGTAGACGACAAACAGTTCGATGTTAAGTAGCCAACGTAGGTAGTACAAAACATAGGCAAGAACCCCAACCCAATTACGCATAACGTCTTGGGCTGAGGTGAAGTCCATGTCAAACACCACAAACATTTGTTCTTCAAGGGACCAAAACTTCATCGCGAGGCTGATCCCAGTGACTACTAAACTAGCAAAGGTAGTGGGATCCATTATCCAACAGATCCAAGTGCCGATTACGTTAGAAACAGTAAATCGGAGGTTACAACGTTGATAGCACAGTGAATTCTAAAGAAAGAAGGTCTGTGTTTAACG